GATATTCAGAGATTAAGTTCGATGCCGCTGGCCGGCTACTCAATGCATATAAATAGGTACAAACTACTGCGAAATATCGCATTTTTAGGCACTTTCAACGTTGAAACCGTACAACAAAATACAATATTTTGCCCCATGAAAGCCCCACGTAAATGGTACAATATTAACGTCCCAGAGTCAAATGCTCTGGGGTGTTTTTGTCAGCGCTTAGAACAACTGGAATCTATCGATCAGAACTCCAAATGCACCAGCATATCCATCCTGTCCCCCACCAGTTTCATTGTTATACTGCCATGAATAATAATTTCTATTCACCGGTGATACTCTGTACTGCGCTTTCTGGGTGCTGCCGTTTGGAGCTGTATAGATAATCTCGATTGCATCAATCGGAAGACCATTACCGGCATAACCGTTGTTGCTGTCTTTCCAATTGTATCCAGATACATATGGCAGCCATCTGCCTGCGATTCCTTTCTTCTTGTTTGCTGCAACATGTACTCTGTACTTGATGTTTCCGACACTACATTTAATAGCAATGTCTGTGATCGGGATTCCCCTCACGCCTGCATAATCTGCCAGGTTCGTTACTGCTGGATAAGTCTTTCCGCCGGCACGTACTGCATAAGTGAAATCTACTCCTGCATTATAATAACCTCCAGAAGGCTTGATTGTCTCTTTAGGTCCTGATGTTGTTCCCTGTCCATAATCGATATCACAAAGCTTCAGCAGATGTGTAAATCTGTTCTGTGATAACTTGGCAATTCTCACACCATATGCGGACCCGTCCGCTGCGATGTACTGATCGTTTCCAAGATAGATACCGATATGCCCCTTCATCCACACCGCCCATCCAATGTGGGCGTTGGTTCTCTGACTGATTGGAAGCACTTCTACCGCAGTGCTCTTATACTGTCCCGAACCACGGATGGTACCTGTATACCAGCTAATCAAACCGGAACAGTCAACACATACCTTACCGGCTTTGCTGTCATCAGATGTCCATACACAGTTGGATCCGTACTGTTTTCTTAATGCTCGGATCTGCGACAGACTCATTACGGTTCCTTTTGCTCCGTAAATATACGGTGTACCAAGTTTGCTTTTTGCAAATGCAACTAATCCTGCTACTGTCTTACTCATTTTGCTCTTCTTTCTTGCACCAGTGCAATTCTACTTTTTCTTATATGCGTTTCTATTCCACATTTCCGTCACGCGTTCCCATCCACCTGTACTCACCAAATAAACGATAAAAGCAGCAATAAATGATGCAAAAATGTAATACCATTCAATCACTATCTTATAATAGGTGCACAACACAATTACTGATGCCGGTGTCAGAATCAGTGATGTGATCAGTGCCACAGCATTTGTCTGTACTTTCTTCAGTTCTGGCATTTCCTTAATCGTCTGTACAATCGCACTGACTAAAAAGGCCAGTACTCCGATTCCTGTCAAAATGTAACTCATATACTGAATTAACACTTCCATGTTCATAGTCATTCCTCCATATCATGCGCCTGTTTGTTCAGGTGCTTCTCAATCTTATTTATGGCTTCCGTTACAGGACCGTTGCAACCCTTTTCCTTGAGTCCTTTCAGGCAGGCGAGAAGCCCGTAGGTAATCAGGCACTGTTCTTCGTTGATCTTCCGGATGTCCTCTTCATGGGTTGCTCGGATCTTTTGGATCTTCTTCTCGAGCTCTTCCGGCTTTTTTAAGAATTTATATGCTGCAATCAGCACTCCTCCGATCACTCCCAGCGCACCAATCAGGCTGCCTATCGTAATAATTGTCCCTATGCTTATATACACGGGTCTATACCTCCATATAATTTATGCATAAAAATAAGACCGGTTCACGGTCTGTCTCTGATGCTCATATGTATCACCTGCCTTATTTCACCATTACCCTCACAACATGCTTGATAATCTCCGGTGGTATCTCGTATGTGTACTCCAATATGTACGTCGCTCCCTTGATCATTGGCTGAATCAATGCAGACAGGATTGTCTCTTTATTATCTCGCTTGCTGATCTCGCACTCTCCTGATGCTTCTTTCTCATCTCCGTTTTTCAGCATGTATTTCGCAGAAGTCACATCAAATGGCTTCCCGCATGTACTCCTGACGCTGATGCATACATATTTCTTTTCCCCAAGCTCAAATATAGCACTATCCATGACGCACCGCCTTTCTGCAGCATTTCAGCCGCGCATTATAGTTTTCCTGCAGGACTTGTGTTTCCCGGAGAGTGACGAGCCGTGCTACCCACGGCAGCAACAGCAATCTGACTTCCCGCTTCGGTCCGACCAAATCCGCCTCTGTACAATCCTGGAGCAGTTGCGCCTCAGTGTGGGCATGATATTCGATCATCACTTCGCATTGTAAATGCCCTCTTGCTCCTGTGCTACTCTCCGCCCAGATCTCGATTTCCTGCAGTCCCGGCATTCGTGGGGCGGTTCCCTCCCAGTACCCCGGACGGTCCGGGATGGGCGTAAACTCCACCTCAATAGAGTTCACTATGCCCCATACCCTGATGATCATTTCATTCTGCCGGATCCACAACCTTGAAGGTCAGGTGGATCGTGCTGTTGGCGTCAACTGTGGTCGCTTCTGCCTCGACATCGCTGATGATCGGTGCCTTGGTATCGACTGTAACATGCCTATCAACCTTTGTTGTCTTCCCGATACTGTCCTCAGCGATAATAGAAATTGTATTCGCGCCCTCATTAAGGGTAATTTCTTTCGAGAATGCGCCGCCTTCACCGACTGCTACTTCCTCTCCGTTAATAGTTACCTTAGAGAGAGTTACCGCGTCAGACCCGGCCGTTGCCGTACCTGATACCGTAACCTTTTTGCTGTTCGTCAGCAGTCCTTCTTTAGGACTCGTAATGTTTAGCGTAGGCGCGGATGTACTGATCACAAAGGATACTGTCGCAACGTCAGAAACATTGCCGTCATTATCGGACACCTGCAGGCTGACACTGTTGGAACCGTCTGACAGGTTGGTTGCATGATACGTGCAGGTCTTCTTTCCACCTGAATCGCTACAAGACAGTCCCTGTGTTACCTGAACGCCGTTGACCTTGAAGATTACGGACGCCATGTTGAGACCAGATCCGCCGGCATCGGAAAGCTCCATGACAATATCCTGCGTCGCGCTTCCAAGCACGCTGCCCTGCGTCGGAGACTTGATAGTCGCAGTCGGCTTCGTTTTCTCAAGGACACGGAATTTCAGTTGATCCCCGTATGTGTCGTCCGTAGCGTACATGATCGTCTCGTTGCCCGCCGCGTCGAATGCATGCAGCTCAATCGGGTATGTATGATTCGACTGGCTGTAAGATGATTCTGATCCGGACGGGATGTCCACGCTCCACTTCTGCGTCCCGGAGTTGTAAGATGCATTGTACTGCTGCCCTTTGTATTTGGCATAAGCCCTTACAATATCACTCATGTGTTTCTTCCTCACTTTCTTTCGCTTGAAATTGGATAGTCGTGCGGGTAATCATATGGATAGTCCTGATCGTACCAAAATTCAAATGATATATGAATTCGCTCCCCGGCATTCACTGTGGTTTTCTCTGCTTTCACCTCTTTGATTTCTGTCATATGCTACCCGCCTTTCTTATTCTGTTTCTATTTCCTTCCACAGTGCTTCTGATCCCTGCGCACCGGGCTCCCATACATTATTATCCACTAAGGATTCATATGTTTTGCCGTTGTGTGTCACCCGGTCTCCGGCCATATACGGATTTGTAGATCCCGGCTGTGCCCACGCTCCAATCCCAGTACCGTCCTGTCCCGGGAGCACCTCTGCAAAGAGTGACGGTGCCGCATCCGGCACCCAGTCCGACTGTGATGTATGTGCCTGCAGAACCTTATACAGTTTTCCGTTATGTGTCAAATAGAAGTCTTTCTGATATGACACACCATTCCCATCCCATACAGGATAGATATCTTTCACGGTAAGTGCCTGCTCATCCGTCAGACTTTGTGCCTGTATCTGCGCAACAGTGACTGCCGCCTGTACCATAGACGACTGCACCTCCGGCGTTTTCTCCGGCTTGTACATTACTACGCCATAGATCTTACCTGTATAGATCTCCGTCCTGTAAAACGCCGTGTATCCCTCGTATGTAGCGACCGTCTGGCCGCGCTCCTTCACGATTATCTTCGATGTGCGGCTCGTGTCAGTGAACAACACTTTAAGCTGCTCCGGAGTATTCCCAATGGTCAGGACACACAGATAATTGCCGTGAGACTCTACTTGCTGCACGGTGATTTCTGTTGCATCGTTAAAAATAATCTTCATTTTCATCATCCTTTCTTTTTTGAATCTATACGTTAAATGCGGCTTTGTCGAATAAAATAAATGCATATGACATGTCAATTGGCGCAGGCAAAATCTTAACGGGCGAAACATTTGGTGGCAAACCTGTATATATGCGACTTGTCGATATAGGTGTGTTGCCTAACAATACCAGCAAAACTATAAATACAGGTATCACCAACGCCTATTATTTCTGGATAGATCCAACATACAGTATGGTTATCTCGGGAGGGGCCGCATATCCATTACCGTATGTAGACCCTAATAATGTTGCAAACAGTATTGCAGCACGGATTATTGCAAATGGTCAGCAAGTTGTAATTACAACTCATAGTAACTGGAGTACATATGCTGGATTTGTAGCCGTACGGTACACCAAGCAGTAATTATTTCCATTTGCCGGTCACATGAACTCGAATATTCGTGTTGCGTGTTTTGTCGGCTCCATACTGTACGACATATCCGTCTATCGCAGACATGTTGGAATTCATACTTGGTGACGCTCCCCAGACTATTCCATTATTTTGAGGTGTATATTCAATATCGTACACTTCCTTCGCTCTGATTCCGATTCCTATATTTGTGACACGCGCATAGTATATTCCGGATGTTCCAATTTGCGTAAAACTCAGATGGGTACCAATAACAGTTGTTTTTGCCCATGCTTCAAAACAGCCGTTTTCGTATTTTTTAACATAATAACTGGTAGATTCGATGACCTCAAACCTAATATTGGACAAAGCCGCATTTAGCGTAGGGATGTCCGGTGCGACCTCCGGTATAATATCCACTCCCGTGACATTGATCCCATCCAGATTTACGATCATAAACGGGCAGTCTACAGTAGTATCTCCCTCCTGTATATCTCCACTCGTACTTGACGGTGCTACAGGATTTCTTGCCGCTGGTTCTCCTTGAATCACAATCCATTCTGCGGATTCTTTCTGCTGCGCTGAATCATATGTATACCGGGCGACGACAAGATCCTTTCTTTGCATGCCTTGATTCCCATTATTGATTGTGATTTCATCTGTAGTCCCGACTTTGACCGAAAAAATAGCACCCTGAAACATCAGAGCGCCATCCTTAATCAATATTTTATTTGAGCTCTGCACCTGCGGTTCGAGCTGATTTCCCGTCGCAAGGATATATGCTCCATCGCCCCAGATTCCCTGATGCTTCTGCCGGTCCTGCTGTGACGTTATGTGCGGGCTCCCTGCCCGTCCTGTTACCAGTTCCATTAACTATCATCTCCTTCTATTTCGTATTCAAGAGAGGTTTTTCCACCCTCTACTTTATAGATCTTCTTTGCGATTGGCTTGGCCGCATACATGCCCGTTACATAATCGCGGCCGCCTACTATATCTCCGATCTCTACCTCTATGCCCAAGCTCTCGACATCCATGCTAAACGATGTCTTATTCATTAGTTCCCGCAGTTTTTCCCGTCCTTTCTCTTCCAGTTCGTCACTCTCAGAGGATGTATCCTTGTATGTATCGGTGACCTCCTTAATACCGGTATAATACTGCGTGGTTCCGATACTACCGTTTAGGCCGACATACAGGTCAATTACCTGCCTGTCCTGAAGTTCCCCTTTTCCCAGGCAGATCAGGTGGTTAACTCCGTTTTTCATTTCATCGAACACGAAGTTCAACCGGCTATCCTGCGACAGTTCTTTTGCGTCTGAGTAGTCCACGATCGGTACGGCAGACAGCTCTACATACCCAGGCTGGCCGCGTTCCTGCTGAATGTATTCGATATGTAACTTATATCCAACACTTTTCAGCATCTTTATGATCCCTGTCAACAAAGTACAGTATCGATCGAACTGGAAATTCGTCACACTCACTCCGGTGTCGTTCTGCGATACGACAAAATAGTCATTGAACTGCTCCGTAACAATCGTATTCAGCACTGCATTCAACTCCCCTGATACTTTCCGGTAATCCTGTCCTTCCGGCGGCCGGATAATCTTCTTATCCAATTTCCCGCGCCATGTCCGGCCATACAGTGATATCGTGTCCTTCTCCGTGTTTATCTTTTTTCTTCCGATAATCCCTCCGAACTCTGTATTTTTAATGTAGAATATATTTCCGTATGTATACCGCTTATCCCACCGATCGCGCCGGATTTTAATTTCGTAGTCATTCTCATCCGATCCGACAGCAAAGTCGATGTCCGCATTCATCACCGGCTTGATGTCGCGCAGGTTCTGATCTGCAAGAATTAACTGCCTTGGATCTTCCATCTTGGCTCACTCCTTTCGCAGAATAGTGTTAGATCGAACCCGAATTCCCCTGACCACACCACTCGGACATTCCCCGGCTTGATTGGATCGAACAGTGATCCCGTTATCTTTACCCGGTAATCATATAGATCTCGCTGCGTTCCGTTGACCAGATATTGCACAACGGAATTTTCACGGCTATTGATCTTCAGATAATCATTCTCGTCCAGAGTCGCGTATACTTGATAAATATGTCCATTTATCACAACGCGTGGATCCACGCAGGGGCCGTATATAATCATCTCATACTCGCATGGCGCATAATGGTCAACCTGCCAGATCACATCACCGCCGTATGGCATAGTGTAATCGTAACCGTAATCATGCTCATAATCCAAAAACTCTTCTGACTCGCCTGATCCGTTAATAATTTTCTGGAATGAACGCTTACATTCGGTTATCCATGATGGATATGGGCAATATATTCCTATCTGAAGTTCCGTCCAGTTGTTCCATGTTCCTGATATTCCCGTAGTTTTGTCTTTTATGAAGCAGTCAATATACCAATCTCCGAAATATATTCTTCCTGGTGATACGTTTATTACATCATGTTCAAATGCATCAGTGATGTCATCTATTAGTGCTTTCCTATCTTCTAATTTTCCGCGTATGGTAAGCGTAATCTGATATATCTTTGATGCTTTTGTGAATCCTGTTACTGTTTCTCCGACTTTACGTTCAATCACTTCTGGAGTCCACTCATACGAATGAAAACTCCCGTCTGTCGGCCGCATTTTATCTCCAATTAGGTTATATTCTTTTTTATTTGAACTTATATATCTGACTTCTATCAAGCGAATACAACCCCCAATTCTTTCAAAGCCCTTGCCACTTCTCTGTCATTGAGATTAATCACAATACTATCTTTTGTTCTTGCATTATTTCTTAAATATTCAATCAAAAGTTCCAGTTTCTGTGCAAGTGTATTTTTTTCATTTTCTGCTAAAGCATTACTTCTAACCGTAAGATCTGCTGTTGCTTCGATTGGCTTTTTCACTGAATTCTGTAATTCAAGAGCCGCATTCGATACAAGCGATGTATTATCAATCAATCCATTCGCGACTCCTGCATCAATCATTTTTCCGACAAACGCACCCCAACGTGACGGAGAGTGGATTCCAAAGAAACTGAGTACATTGTCCTTGAAGCTTCCGAGAATTCCTTTTACAGTGTCCCACAACATATGTCCAGCCGCACTTAGTCCGTTTGCAATTCCGTGTATGATATTGCGCCCAACGCTTCCCCACGAAAAGCCTGTCGTGATCATTTGCTTAGCCGTGTTGAACGCTCCTTTAATGATTTGTCCAGGTAAATGTACTAGTGCTTTTACTCCGTTAACAAGGAGATTCATGAGATTCTTTCCAACTCCAAGCCAGTTCATCGCACTCAATACGCTTTCTGCTGCCGTAAATATCTTTGGAAGATTTGCGATCAATGTCGGAATTGCATTTATGATTCCTTTTGTCAGCGTTATGAGAATTTCTATCCCTGTTGAAAGGATTTTCGGCATGTTGTCATTGATGATTCCGGCAATATTTGTGATGATCTGCGGTACGGTTGCAATTAATGTCGGCAGAGAATTTGCTATTCCTTGAGCCAGATTTTCAATCAGGTTAAGTCCGGCATCTATCAGTTGTCCGGCGTTTGCTCTCAAATTTTCCGAAATCGTCACAAGCATTGGAAGAAACTGTGCGCAAAATGTCGGTATTCCAGATGTAAGTCCGCTCGATATTTGATTAAGCAGCTCAACGCCAACCGTTGTAAAACTCGTCAGCATACTTGGTATGTATGTCAACAAATTCGCCAGCATTTCTTGCGCTGCCACTATTGCTTGCGGACCATAGGTTTGCATCGCCTGTACTATAGCTTTCGGTAGTGATGTCATTACGCTGCCTATTGCCGGAATGACATTTGACGCAAAAGAAACCGCAGAATTCACAAGATCGTTTAAGGAATCCTCCACCGAAAGAATCGCATTTCCGTTTCCATCTTTTACACCAGTTAAGGATGCCAAGAAATTAGTCGCAGACGCTTTCATCATATTAAACGAACCAGATATTGTCCCTTCCGCTTCTATAGCTGTCGTTCCTGTAATTCCAAGCTCTCCCTGGATCACATGAATCGCACTGTAGACGTCTGCCAGATTATCGATGTTGTATTCTACTCCACTGAGTTCCTGCGCTTTATCAAGGAGCCTTTGCATCTCCCCTTTTGTTCCGCCATAGCCGAGCTTTAGGTTGTCCAGCATCGTATAATTCTGCTTTGCGAATCCCTGATACGCATTTGTGATGTCTTCCATGTTGGTTCCCATTTTATTTACGTTGTCTGACATGTCCGTCATTGCCATATCAGCTATATCAGCGGCTTTTGACGTATTATTTCCAAGCGAGCTTAACAGAGATGCCGCAAACGAGGTCGACTGCTCCATATAGGCATTTGCAGATAATCCTGCTGTTTTATACGCATTGATAGCGTTTTGATGCATCTTTTCCGCTGATTCCTTAAACAACGTTTCAATTCCGCCCATGCTCTGTTCGATTGCCGCACCCTCATTGATTGTCGATACAAGCGCTTTACCGATAGCTGCAGTCGCAATCACATTTTTGATTGTACTGACAAGTTTTCCGCCAAAAGAGGTTCCGGCCACTTCTGCCTCCGGTTCTATCGCCTGTTGTATTTTTCCACTGATGCCTTGTGCGGAAGGTATGATCTGCACATATGCCTTTGCAAGTTCCGTTGCCATCTTATTCCTCCTCTCCTGTTAATCTCTTCCATTCTCGGTCAAATTCTTCTCCAGAAGCAAATGTACGAATATCCTTATCTGGTTCTGAATCATCGCCAATTAGCATTCCGAGTAAGGACTTAGGTCTGTTTTCTCCCGTGGTTCCGTCTTTTGACTGTAGCCATGCAGTCATCCGTGTTCCATCTGCGATAGCCGCCATGAGAATTTGTTCTGATATCGGATTCATTCCCGCTATTTTCATTTTGATTCTTGAATTATCCCTCAGCCCACAAGAAAAAGTCGCTACCATTTTGCACGGTAACGACTTGTAATCATAGATATGATATGTTTCTGCAAGGTCACACAAGAGTGCGTCCTTGTCAAGATTAAGCATGTAGGCGAGGATTAAGAGTTTTTTCCTTCTTTTACGCTGTTGAAGATTTCTCCGATTTCGATCATCATTTTTGATGCTGGAACTCTTCCGTTTTCTGTTCTCAAATGCTCTTTTAAGCGATCCTTCTGCTCTTTTCCGAGAAGACGATTTAATACACTGGTTGTTTTTGCTGTATTTCCATTATCCAACTCGCACAAATCTTCCAAAAGCTCATAATCATCTAATGATTCTCCGTCGATTTCGTACTCAAATCCGCTAGTTGTTTTTCCTGTCATTATTCGCTCCCCTTAATATACTCATAGTGTGTCTGTCCTTCTGCATCAGGAACGGCTGAAAGTGTTGTTTCGTATCCGATAGAATCATCGTCTTTGTATACAATATCTCCGATTTCCGTAATGCTTGCGCACGGAATTACGATACGTTTTACCGCTTTTTTCAAGATCACATCAATAACCCAGCTGCTCTGTTCCGCTTCGTTTGCATTTGCTTTTACAGTAATACCTTCTTTCAGCGTTCCGGAAACGTTTTTATCGCCGTAAACACTTTTCAGGACTTCCACATTCAGCGATTCGATAAAAGTCATCTTGAATGTGTCTTCTTTGCTTGTCTGCATGGTTAATACTACATCTCCACCCCATGCTTTTTTATTGTCTGATTCCGGACTGTTGGAGTTTGTCAGCCCATCTTCTGAACAATATCCGAGTGTTTTAAAAGCCTCGTTCAATGCTGTAGTTGCATCCGTTGGCAGTACCGTGCCGAGTGGTGCTCTAAAAATGGCACCGCCGACTTTCGGCTTTCCTGTACTTACATTTTTTACATCTGACATCTTATCCCTCCTAAAAATACACGATATCAAATACTGCTTGATACCTATATCTCTTCCTTGCAGTATCTGTATAGTTATAGTCGCTGTTAAGTTCACACTTGCTGATATCGTTTCTTTCTATTATTTTTTCCATTGCTTCTTTTACCCGCTCGTTGAGCGATGCCGCACCATATAGCGACACTGAATAAGACTGAATAGCAATGGTTGCCGTACTGATATGGTCCTTTTTGCTTGATCCAGTCTTTTCAATCAATACATATTCATTTGTCAGCTTATCCTCTTCCAGTCTAACCGGTATTCCAAGACTGGACTGCAGATAATCCTTAACGATTTTTTCCACCATGCTTTCCAACCGCCTTTAATAATCCATTATTACCATCATCTCCGCAGACTTTCACAACCGCACGTGTCTGTGCTACATACGCTTCGGTTTCTGATGCACTGGCTATCTTATTCGCATGCTCTACAAGGATTGCCTGCATTTCCGGTGATTTCATCAGTTCACGGACTCCTGCACGATTGAGTTCAATTTTTACCTTACTCATATCGCTCCACCATCCATCTCTGATTCCATCTTCCCGGAACATTTTCATCAATTCCTTGCTTTGGCAGCCCAAACACCCTCCATGACTCTCCAAAAAAATCAACGCGGCAGTCTTTCCACGTATGATCATCACCTTTTGGAATTGCAATATCATACACTGCTTTTTTCCCAGTGATATTCAGCACATCAAGAACTTCGGTGGTTGTGGACGGAGCTACCAATACATTTTCTACATCAACCGGCATTTCTTCGTAAACAGGATATCCAAACGGATCTGTTCCTGTTTCTTTTTTCTCATAGAGCGTTACCGTGATTCCTTTGATCATGCTTCTTCCTCCGTCTGTATTAAGCTAGAATATGGATTAAAATAGCCAATTCGATTCCCGACACCAAGGATTTTCTTATCCAATTTAGTCAGATACAATTCGCCGCTTCCATTTGCATTTGTCCAGGTCTGCGAATATACCATTGCTGTCGTAGTTGTCTGTGTCGTTCCAATAGGTACACCTTCCTCTCTGCTTCCGAGTGTCCGGATAACCATATTACATGACACTAATTTCTTTGCCTCGTCTGTAGCATTGCGGTTATATGCATCAATGATGATCGCTGCATCATCCAAAAGTGCCGTTACATAATCTGTATCCGGAATATCTGTTCCTTTTCGTTTCCAAACATCCTCAATTGATGCGTATGCCATTGTATCACCCTACTTTTTCGCTGTTTGTGTTCTCTTTCTGGTGTTCTTAGCTGATGCCTCTTTCTTTGCTTCGACTGGTTCTTCTATATCTGGAATCTCTGAGTCTTCTGTCGGTTCTTCGAGCTCATCCACAGGTTCTTCTGTATTTTCAGCTTCTGCAACTCCTGTTTCTGTTTCGCTATCCTCGATCAAATCCTCGGTTTTTTCTTCAATAATCGGCTTAAACATTGTGGAGTCTAACACATCGTCAGACTCCACTACAATTCCAGTTTGTTTGTATAAATATTTCATATTACCCTTCCGCCTTCACGATCTTTGTAAATGCTGCCTGATCCATGATTCCAATTCCATATACAATTTCTGCACGAATTGCGATCTGATTCTGTCTCTGCAGATCTCCAAGTCCATCCGGATCACCGTATTCGATCAAGTGAGCGCCAATGGATCTCTGTACTCCCCATCTAAACGCATCAAACTGTCCTACGATTCCAAGTAACTTCGTATCTGGTGTGATTTCATTTTTTGCCGAAACTGTATCAGATACTGCCGCAGTCATTCCAGAAAAATTTGTAAGATTCTGTCCGAATCCAATTTCCGGATAAATCTTTCTTCCATCCGCATCCCTCATAGTGGAAAGGCCAAAGGAAAGTGTTGGATCCATTGCAATACCACTCGGTACATAGCCAGATGAGATGATCATTCCTGCTGCCGCCTCGATTGCTTCATCATACTTTGTGCCTGCAAGCTGCACACTCTGTTTCGTGTCAACCAGCCCTTCTTTTACAAGGCTTGATACCGTTCCTGTAAGCGGATTGATTTTGTGAATTCCAACAAGATCCAATGCTCTTCCAAGTGCGATTGACGCATTTGACGCCAGATCCTGCAGTACGCCGATCTGTACATCTTCGTCTGCCCACTGTACTTCCTGCGAAAATCTCATGGTAACCTGCAGTTTGAACGGATTTACTGTTTTAGAAGCATATGCAGTTGGGGTTGGCGATTTCTGCCCTGCCTCTCCTACGAGTTCTGCTTTCGGTGGCGATGTAAGTACCCACACCTGCTGCTTTCCAAATTTCTGCGGTCTTGCTCCGGATAACTGCGCCAGAGTAGATCCTTTCTGTGCTTTTTCAAAAATCCCCTGCGAAATCTCTGCCGGAATTTCAAAATCTGAACTAATGAGTGCTGCCATATTCTTTATTCTCCTTTACCAAAAATCTGATGTGCAAATTCTCTCATTGCATCATCCGTTGTGTTATACTCTGTTGTCTTTTTCCTGTTTCCCTTAGTTCCCGGATAACTCTTTGGCTTCGCAAATTTCATAATCGCTTCTGCCTGTTTTTTACAGGTTTCCTCATCTTCCCCTGTCAGTAATTCTACCGGTACACCAGTGTCTTTTGCTGTTTTTTCTCTTACCTGTCTCACAGTGTCTTTCTTTTCAAGTGCGCTTAATTTTGCCTGAAGAGCATCGGACTTTTCTTTTTCCTTCTGAAGTTCCGTTTTATTCTGTGCCTGGTACTCATCGTACTTACTTGCCTTTTCTTTCAGGTCATCATAATCTGCATATTTCTGTCTTTCTCTCGCAAGGCGTCCCTCTATGATTGAATCCATTTCTGCCTGAGTGAATGTTTTGTCATCTGCCATCTTGTTTCCCTCCTGATTTGAGTGTTTTTAGTTGCCACGTTTAAGGCACGTGTTGCCATAAAAATAACACGCATTTCTGCGTGCTAGAATTATCCATTTATTCTTTTACGTGACATGTATTAGTTAATTTCCCATACACATCTTCATACAACTCCTGTTTATCACCATTATATGTGTACTCCGCATAGATGCCATCTCCATTGACGTTAGTTGATGCAAGGCACTTGTAATTCTGTAATGTCTTGCATGACCAAACGATAAATACGTTACTTAAGTCGATCGGTGGTGTTTGTGGAGTATCCGCTTCTCCATTATTGTTGTACCATTCTACAAGTTTCTTTTTGCATACACTCTGAAAGTGATCCATTCCTGTGATAATCATGATTAATCCTCCTGTTCTGGCTGAACATTTCCGCATCCACGGCAATATGTCTTTCCATCAACTTCTTTTGTACACATACAGTTGTGTGCTTCATCGCATTTCGCTTCATTCACTTCTATATAATCTTTCATAATTTTCTACTCCTCATAAATAATATCCAAACCATAAGCAACCGCAGCATCATGCTCAATCTTACATCCTCTTGCATTCTCCCAACCTTTGCAGAAGTACGCTGCATGACACAAAGACATATTTTCTAAGGACTTAGCAAGAAAACACAATGGAATCTGAACTACTCCACGTTCTTTCATAGATTCATTGCTGTACCATTCATCTGTAAAAAGAGTATTCACAACTTCATATCCTTTTTCTTCAAGAATCTTAATTGCTTTCTCTCTTGTTGCTACGATTTCTTCATCAGTCTTTCCAGCCATTGGCTGACTCAGCATTGCTTTTTTCATTTTTTTATTCTCTCTTTCTTAAAAATAGACATAAAAATACCACCAACCATTTCTGATCAGTGGTATCTACTGTTCTTGTTATTTTATAGTCCGCACTCAAATGATGTTAATCAATTATTATTTTCGGTTTAGGATACTTTTTAGGCACTTGCGTACCATATTTTTCAATTGTGTAATCATAATTATCGGCTACACTTTTCAATAGATCATCCGCATATTTAGACTGATCAAAATCGATTTCATTCGGAATCTGAGGACAATATCCAAAATGAAGTACAAAATCCTTATGCGCTTTTTCAAACTTTGGGTTCAGAACATTCATTTACAACGCCTCCTTCATCTTTTTTTCAAAATATTCCAATGCATTTGGAAAATATTTTTTCATTTGTTCATATCTTTTTTTATCAAACTGTGCTTCAAACATATGTGCAAAAGCCTCAGATGTAACATTGTCCCGGTTTTTCCAATATTCCTTCGGATGTGATGCACATCCAATTATATTGCCTTGTGTTACACCATCAAAAAGATCTGATATTGCCGAATCTTTTCGCATATCTCCAAGTTCTTCGCTAATGGCTTTATCAACTTTATCAAAAGTACCCAAATGATGTGCTTTACCATATGCTATACGATATGACAACGAATCACTTTCCAGTAACTGAATAAAATTCTTATCATCTGATAGATTTCCAGCTAAATCATCAACTAAATGACCGTGTTCATGGAACCATGTAGCTCCAGCTCCACGTGGATTCTTTAAATCCGCGCCATAATTCATGGATATCTTTTTCGTTTTAGTATTATAGTGAGCCGTATTTTCATACACAGCATTTTCAATGCTATCACCCGAAGCATATTTTGTGAATAGTCGTTTGGCATCGTCTGTACCATGTGAAAATTTATCCTTTAGACAGTCGTAATACTCTTTGTCCATATTGCCATCACTGCGAAGTTTTTGTTTAAACATTCCTAAATCTGATTCCATTATAGCAGAACGGGGAGTCTTTTCAATAGTTTTTGCCTTCCTTTTCGCATACAATTCTCGTTTTCTCGCGTTAATAGCCTCCTTATTTTCCTTGTACCGAATCCTCCGCATGGCATTGATATCACCACCAGCATTGTTATACTCTTCTAGGTACTTATCCGGATCATAACCAGCCACTGTACTCTTCCCGTCAAACCTGACTGCATATTCACAATCGCAATGCGCATGAATGTGCTCTGCATGACCATTTCGCATGGCTTTCTTTGACATGTATTGCCATCCTCTGGATGCAAGTGTAATACAGAATGCACAGGTGTCTCCATGAGGCACCCAGGCAAATTGCGCACCATCACGCTCCGCATTTTTCAGTGTTGTGTCTGCACCCACCTGTTTTACCAGCCTTGCGATCGTTCCTGGAATATTGTTTGGTGACTTTTTTTGTGTCCCCTTTACCGCTTTCGCCACTTCCCCATAGTCCGGAAGATCTGCTACTTCTGCCGTAGGGACTATTACTCCCTGTGCTGCCGCTGTCGCTTCATACATCTGGCACGATAATGCACCGATAGCCTGTCCATAGTGTTGTGACAGTGCATAGGTGTAGTCCAAAAGTGCTTTATCATTTTCCAGTCCATTCTTTTGAACCCAGGACTGCATCAGATCCGCTGCTTTCTGACTAATCTGTGACATCTTCGTTATGTATTCCACCCACGCCTTCTCCGTTATCTGCATTTCCAAATTCCTCCGTCAAGATAGCATCTCCTTTTGCTCTCTGCTCCTGTGCCCTGATTCGCCGGATATCCGCCTGATCAAAACCAATCATTTCAAGGAAAATATCTGTCTGTGCAAATCCTTGTCGTGCTGTCGCAATTTTGAGTGCTGCATCTGTAGTAGATGCCACGCTTGGCATTGCCGGATTCTTAAAATGTGCAATCAGCTCATGTGTTTCTTCCGGAAGCTCATCCGGAATCGTTCCAAGTTCAATTGCAAGTGCCATCCGTCCAATCCGATACAATGCATCACCATTTGATTTATTCAACTGTTCTGCCATAAGGATCAAGGTCTGTGACTGTGCAATAATTGCTTCACTGGAAGTCGGATTTGCATCATTTATCACACCAACATCCGTAACTGCCAATCCTGTTGCCGCTGAATACTGTGTAGCAAGCATCCGGAGCATCTGAACATGTGGTTCAATATTTCCCTGCGAAAGTTGCCCGAAATTCGGCTTTTCCCCAGTCTCCGGATTATTGGTACTGTAGAGAATACTTCCAACATACTGTTTGAATTTATTATCAATCAGCATATCATATTGTTCATCTGACACCCCGAGCAGATATTTCTGTGGAGAAGTGGCAAATTCCAGTCCAATCGTTGCATTTGCGACTGTTCTTACATATCCCTGGATTAGTCTGCGGACCGGCTCTTTTAGCCTTGACTGACCAAATGGTTTATCGTTTGTTGCGTCCCAGATCAGAGCCACCATAAGGGGCTCTCCGAAATCATGGGGATTCTGCGTAGCGTACCATGTACCTCCAATTCGATCCAACTCCCAGATATCTGTGTCTGTATAGAAATTTACATGTTCCGGAGACCATGTAACATCCGACTCGTCTCTTCGCGCATCTTCAAAGGCAAATCCATATCGGATGCGTCCTTCGTGTGCATTCCACGAAGCTGCAGCACAATGCGGAGAGTAAAACCGTACTCTTGCATCATCTTCCTCTCCGGATACCGCCGCAAATGCACAACCGTATTTCAGTTCTTCTTTGACCGCTTTATTGTATTCCGCTATCAAATGATTCCTTTTCATAATCTGATCCATATCTTCTGACTTCGTTCCATTTTCTGTAACAAACCCATCAAACATCGATCTTCCCGCAAGTACATCAACGGTTTTTGCTCCCCAGGCACATCCAATCTCAAGTTTTCCAAGACCTGCTGGCAATGCAATCCCAAGATTCACTTCATTCAGAGTGACTTTTCCGTTATAATAACGACGCTTTTTCCTATTCGCACTTCTGTGATAATCATATATGTATTTCAATTCTTGAAGCCACTGTTGTTCTTCCGGTGGTAATCCTTCTACTCTTCCAAAATTTAACTCCATTATCCTATCCTCATCTTTCTGTTCGGATTTCGTTTCGATGTTCTGCATCCCCAAAGTGCAAGTGCTGCTGCTTCAATCGGGATCGAGTTTTCTCCACCAAATCCCCAGCCACCGGAAATCGGTCTTTTTACAGACGTAATTGCCGACTCATTCAGTATTTCTTGGTATTTATACCATGTTACAGTCTGTTCATTGATTTCCTGTGATAGCTGACTCGCCGCTGCTATCACTTCTTTTGCTGCCGGTCGAACAATTGACTGCTTATATTTCCACACCGGTGTTATCTTCTCTATCAAGAAGTCAACTCCATTTCTTCCATCGATCACCACACAGCTCGCCATCTTATATCTCTGATTCAACCAGTCTGCAAGCCACTGGATTCCTCTGTCAGTTGCTTTTAGCTCGATCAGCGAAATTCTCGCTTCCCCTACCTCCGGACAAACAGCTCCGCATAATGCTACCGCCGAACCATCAGAAGAAAACTTTACGCCATAAGCAGTTTTCCCTTCCGGCTTTTCTTTTTCTGAAGCACACGCTTCCCATTTCTTCTTATCAATTGCGTAATCCTGATCATTATTGATTGGCGACCACCAGCCAAGACGCTCTCTTGCAAATGTGTCCGCATCCATCTGCTCACACTCTGCAGCTATGGTTGTTTCTGTCATTCTGCGCCCTAATGCCGGATTGCACTCCGCCCATCTCCGACGATCAGTAACATCTCCAATCTCTTTCACGGAATATTCTGTCCAGGCCGTGGATTTGCTCTCGCCTTCTGTTGCCCGTTTTCTGATTTTCCGAAATACTGTACCTGTGCAATTCTCATCCGGTGGTGTTCCCAAATAAATCGTCTGTGGATTTCTGGATGCTGATATTGCCGGCAGGAATGAAGCCTGTTGTTCGCTTGTAAGTTCCTGTGCCTCATCGAACACAAGACAATCACCGTGCAGTCCTCGACCTCCATTCCTGGTTCTGGCAACAAATACTACTCTTCCACCATTTTTTAGAATAATCTGTTCTCTTCCGAGTGCCGCCTTAATTTCTTTTACATACTTACGGAGTCCTCTGCTTTCAAACAAGCCGCGCAATTCCATAAAAGTTTCTGTTGCAGTTTTCTGCAGATGAGCTGTGTATATAACCCATTCTGCATACAGGATCATTCCGGATGCAATCCGCCCGGAAGTATCCAGTGTTTTCCCGTTCTGTCTTGGAACAGATAAGCCACATGTCGGCGCTGACCAAACATCATCCTCTGTACGCCCCATCCAATCATTCAGCACTTCACTCTGCCACGGATCCACAATCAGTTTCCCGACCGCAAGCACTTTTACCGCATCAGGGCCATCCGTATAAGCATAATACGGAACAATTCTATCGGACGGTGTCTGGCTTCCCATCAGCTTTTCGTGCCGACAGGATTTCTCCGATTTCGTCATCGTCTTTCTCCATTCCTTTTATTTCTTCAATTTCTTTGATTGTTTCTCTGTATTGCCTGGAGAGCTGTGGCATTGTCTTTGGACCATCAACAACATCTTTCGCGCATATATCAATCTGTTTTGCGAGAATCAGTGCTAAATTTTCCAAGCGTTCCAAGCGGCTTCCCTCGCTTGTTACAGTTGCCATTTTCTTAGCTCTTCCCATCTAAATTCACCTTTCAAAAATTTTCCTGTGTGTAAATCGGCGCTGGACGGCGGTGGTCGCCTTCGGCGCCTGGCGGGGATCCC